CTGAACGGATACTACACCGAAAGGATCTGTTGTAGTATTCTTATAAACAACAGTACCTAGCCTATACAAATCAGCAGGTTCATCGAAAGATCCTGAGGTATATGTTGGTTGTACTGATGTTTCAAATATATTTATTTTTTCATTTAAGAGATTTAGCATGTCAGAATATTCAGTACTGTTTCCAGCTATTCTTCCGAATTGATTTATATCGTAAAAGTATTGTTCAAACATGTCTCCTTGAGCATGATTAGCAAATAGATTAAATTCTTGAGGGGTAACATAACCTCTCTGCTCTTTATTTAATATTCCTAGTACCCTTTGGTACACAGTATCTATGCTTACACTCATAATTAATAAGGGAATTTGTTGTTCAAATATTCTTTTCTTTTACCACACCCACAATCTTTACCTGTGGCTTTGCTTATTGCTTGAACTACTTTCTTTACTCCAGTAGCTTCTGTTATCGCCTCAATAGTATCTCCTAAACCTTTTTTCTTCATTTTAAAAGCCATAACGTGTTTTTAAGTAAATGTAACCGCCCGAAGGCGGCTACTTTACATTTTTATTTAAGTTTCTTCAGTATTGATTTGTAAACTTCCATTCCTTCATCTGTCTTAAAGTATGCAGCTAAAGCTGAATAAGGATGTTCATCAAATGGAACTGTCATTAATTTTCTACTAGATTGACCATACGTAAATGTTCTTTGGTCAGCTGATAGGTTAAGTATTCCAGCTTCTGTAGCTTTGACTCCAGTGTTTCTTAATTGCACATTTTCATCGTTAGCTAGTTCTATAAATAAAGCTGGTTGTCTCTTAGCAAATATCATTAGGTCTCTCTTTAATTCACTTGAAGATAAACTAGATACAGCACTACCAAATTCAGCTCTTAAAATAGCTTCTGCATGCTCTATATCTAGACTTCTAGCGGTATTTAAAGCCTCTAGTTCTAATTCTATCCAATCAAGTTCATTCTTAGAATCTTGTACTGGGTTATGCTCAGAATACACTTTGTTTAAAAATGGGTGGTAAAAAGATAATAGCTTTTGCAAGCAAACATCTTGTTTTTTAACTGTTATAACTCCATCTCTAAGTACTATTCTACCGAGAGTTACTGGTCCTTTCTGTTCATCAACGAATGGTGAAGCATGGTTTGTAGCGTACCTCAGTTCTCTTTGATAACCTTTTTCTTTATCGAAGTATAGTAGTGGTTTCTTTTGACTATGCCTAGAAGGTATAGTATATACTAATGGTGATTTTCCAGTTTTAAGATAATATGTCCTATCTTTGAATTCCCATGTTGGTTTTTTAATCTCTTTTTGTTTAACCTTAGTTTCAGGTAAAACGTTTTCTAATTCCTGAGGAGCAACCTCAACTTTTTTTGCTGTAGCTTTTTTGTTAGCCATGATATGATATAATATAAATGTTATTAAAAAATTGACAATAGCCTGTTACTATATATATATAACTAGCTAATGTCACAAAAATAATATTTACCCCCACATTTTCAGCAGGGGTAATTATTATAAATAATTAACTATCCAGCTAGATCTTTGAACAAGATAAAGTTGTTAGCAGCTTGAACACATAAACATCTTTCAGATAAGAAATGAACGTTCATTGCATCTTCGTCAGAAGTAAAATTACCTCCAACAGATCCAGTAATCCAAGATTTCATCTTACGGTCATCCGCTTCAGAAGCTCTGTAACGAATATGCAAGAAAGGTCTTGAGATGTTCTGCCCTAGCATTTGGTCATAAACTGAAGAAGTTCCAGCAGGTACTAATACCCCTTGAACATCACCAACTAATCCACGAGTTGTAGCGTCGTTTAAGTATTTCCAGTCAGTTTTATAGAAATCGTAAGATCCACGACGGAATCCAGAGAATCCTAAGTTAAGTGCCATATCTTCAGAGTTTTCGAATACACCATAAGATGTTCCTCCAGCTCCGTAAGAATTCTGTGCAGCTAACATATTGTCGATACCTAATGAAGTTGCGCGATCTAAGAATAACATGTTCTCTTCAATAGAACCTTGCTTGTCAAGTTCCTGTAGAATAAGATCAAAATCATCTAAACCAGTAGCACCATCAAAATCAGCATCAGTGTAAACTAAACCTCTTTCTTCTAGCGCTGAAAATAAACCGTCAGAACCAGTGATAGCAGTTCCACCACCAAATCCAGCTCCTGGAGTAATAGTAGTACCAGCAGCAGTACGTTCAGCTTCAATCATAGACATTTCTAATTGATCCTCAAAACGAATACGAGCTTCATGCTCAGATTTTAAGTACCATAAGTAACCAGATGTTCCAGCTTCAGTTGTAACTTCAACCCACCCAATTTGAGCAGTGTCAGATCCATTAACTGAATACTTGTCTCTCAAGATGATTGGCTTGTTGTTGAATTGCTCGAAAGCAGCATCTACAGAAGTACCAGCATTTTGAGTTCCTTTTGCATACTCAGAACCATATACGAATACTTTAACATCACCAGTACCTGTAATAGCAGTGGTTTGAGTAGCTCCGTAACAAGCAAAAGTAATAGTAGCAACACCAGCAACTGTAGCGACAGTTTGCACATATGCTTTATCTACTGTAAAACCATCAGCACTAGCAATAACGATAGTAGCTCCAGGTCCGATAAGGTTTGTAGAAGCACCAGCATTTGCAGGTATAGTTAAAGAAGTTGTTGACGCAATTGTTGCATTGTCATATGCAATATGTAATCTACCTTGCTCAGACCAAACTACTTGATCAGATGCCATAGGCATTTCAGCTCCAACCATACGTAAGAATCCAGAGATTGTTCTGTTTCCAAAACGCTCAACTTCTTTCTCATATACCTCTGGTAAGAATTGTTGTGTAAAATCCATGTCTGTTAAAGACAGGTAATTGTCATTAAATAATGTTTGGGTAGGTCTAGGTGTTAAATGTGCTAAAGCACCTGCACTACCAGTAAAAGAACCGTTTGCGGCCATAATTTTTAAATTTTAAGTTATTTTTTTCGTCTAATTCCAAACTTAGAAGTTTTAGAATCCTTTACAGCTCGCACTTTAAATCCACCCTCATTACTGACTTTCTCATGTGTCCCTCTAGGATCCATATCAATATTTTTAGACTTCATTATACTGTCTCTTACGCCATCGGCTTTACCTTGTTCGTAAAAGTGCTGTGCAATCTTATCAGGATTCATAGCAGTAAATAAAGATTTATGATAACCTTTAGCATCTGACATCTCATTTTTTTCATTCAAGAACTTCTTGACAAAATTATTGATATCGCTTTGGTTTGTCTTTACTTCGTCTGCGTTGTTTACTTTAAACCTAAATTTCTTATCACCAACGGAGTAATCAAAACCTTTGAACTCCTTAGAAAAGACATTTTCTGTTTTTTTCTTAAACGTAGACACGTTGTGTTCAGCTATTTTAGTAGCTTCTTCGTTTTCCTTTTTATAGCGATTGAAAAAGTCAACCGCTTCTTTTTGTTCAGGCAATAGTTTACTACCACCTTTTATTTCTTCGTAATAATTATTTTTTAAACCATCTAAATGACTCTTAGCTTTAGCTAATTCCTCTCTTCTAGCTAACTTCTTACGTCTTATATCTCTCTCTTCATCTAAGTCTTCGTCATAAGAGAAGTTGTCTTCCATTAAGAAATCTATATCCTCCCTATCTAAGTGTGGTTTAGTACTATTATAGTACTCTATTAGTAGTTGATCTTCGTTTAAGTCGTCATAGTTTTGATTTAACTTAACGTAATCTTCTAAAGTACCGTTAGTTTCATTTATGAAATCAACAACTTTTTGTATATTCTCTGGTAATTCAACCCCAGTAACTTGCTCTTGCTCTACAGCTTCTTGAATTTCTTCTGCTAAGTCTTGAACCTGTTCCACAACCTCTTCTTCTGTTATCTCCTCTATAACGGAGTCAATAACCTCTTCAACAGTAGTTGTTTCAGGTACTTGTTCAACAACTTCTTCTACAGCTGATTCAATAACCTCCTGTTCTTGTTGCTCAGGCTGTTCTTGTTGTTCTGGCTTATTTAGCTCTGACAAGTCAACCTTTATTATGCCATCATCGAATGATATTGGCTTACTCTCTACCTCTGCTGTAACCTCATCGATTACCTCAGGTACTTCTTGTGTTTGTTCTGACATGATAAAATATTATATAAGTGTTATTACTATTATTACCTAGGATCCGTAGAATCTAAGTTAAAACCACCACCTATTACATCATTTCCCGCTGATTCAAAATTCTTTGGTACTTGATTTGTTTGGCTTCGGTATTTTATTTCTCCTTGTTGAGTTGCTTCCATTCTAGATCTATCGTCTTTTCTATTCTCTCTAAGAACTTCTTCACCTCTTTTCCCACTTGATTCCGCTTCTTTAAGTTTTAAATTCATCTTGAATTCCAAGTGCATTAATTCTTTTTTAGAAGCTACTTCCTGCATCATTTTCTCTTTATCTATAGCAGCTTGAATCTGTAACAGCTCTGCTTTTTGAGCAGTTATTGCTTGGTTTTTCATAACCTCTGCCTGAGCTGCTACTTGTTGTGCTTGAGCGTTAGCGTCTGCTTGAGCTTGTATGTTCTGCTGTTGCATCTGCATATCTCTCTCCTGCTTAGCTTTTCTTCTTATTTTTAATAACTGATTAGCTAGTCTAGTACTTCTTATCTCTCGAAGATCTATAGCATCGTCAATATCTATTAAACCAGAAGATATAGCTGCTTGTATATTGTTTTCTAACACAGCTTTTTCTTCTTCATCAGGTTGTAACTCTATAAATATAGCGAAATCGTGTAAGTATAAATCCTTCATCTCTTCTAACACAGCTACATTCTGATTACCTATTTTCTGTATAAAAGCTTCTTTTGTTGGAGAATACTCTAATATATCAGATATCCTAAGAGATAGATTCTCTGCTAGATCAGATGTTAAGAACAGACTACCATCTAATATGTGTCTAGTTGCTGTGTTTGAATTAGCAGCAGCTATTTTCTGAACACCAACTAAAGCTCTAGCATCAGGAGTACTTCCGTCTCTAGCTTCGTTTAAGCCAGTTACATCACGTATCATTTGAAGGTAGTAATTATATGTGTTTATTAAAGCAGATAACTTACTACCACCTGAACCACTTGTTATTTCCTGTATAGGAACTTTACCAGGATTCATATCACCTTCTTGGGTAAATGATCTACCTATAACGGAACCTGTCTGGAAGAACATATTTAACGCCTCCTGTGGGTTGTAGTTTGTACCATTACCTAAATCTACCTCAGCCAAACCATCTGCATCTAGATAAACCCCGTCAGGAACCATTCTAGATAGCACCTGTTGCAGTTTTAAATGAGTTAGTTGTATCATATCAGCAAAGCCAGTTATACGGCTTACAATTGATTCTATGCGACCCTTGTACATTCTGGGTGCAACTATACTGTAATTCATTTTTACTTTAGTAAAATCACTTTTAGGTCTTATCATGTTAGCTGCTAGCTTCCACTCTAAAGTCATTCCACCTAGTATTTTAACACCTTCATATAAAACCTCTACCGATCTAGATAGTTTTTCTATGCCATATTGTTCATATAATTCTGGTGGTGGATTAAACTCATCATCTTTAGGTATTAGCTTAGATGCTCCTGTCGATGTGTCTTTTACTTTGTAAACCTCATTAGTGTATGTTTTATAGTTGTAGTATAAAACCTGTACGGTATTACTATCGTCTTCACTATAATCTTGTAGATTCCTATCATATGAACTATTATTACTATATGACTGCCCCGCTATTTTATTAAGATCTTCATCTGTTAAACCTGGGAATTGTTTCTTCAATTCGTTTAAATGTACACTCTTAACCTCTCCAACATAATATAAGTCATCAAAATAAGGTGACTCTGTATAAGAGTAAACTACATTAACTGGATCAACATACTCAACTTTAACTCCTTCTGATTTAGAGAATCTATTTTTAATAGCACCTATACCTATAGTTGTCAAGTCATAATTACATCTTCTCTTTATTAAGTCGTATTTGTTTCCATTTAAAAGAACGTTTATTGCTTGTTCTTCAGCTAACTCAACACTTTGTTTATAAGTCAACTGCATGTGTAGATCTAGCTCTTCTTTGTTTTTAGGTAAAGTCTCTGGATCATTTTCAAATAAGCTAATACCGAAGTCAGCTTGAACCTGCTCGGTTAGTTGTCTAGTCTGCATATCACGCAGTATAGATTCCATATACTTAGTACGCTTATCTACACCAAAAGGATCTTGAGAGTAAGCTTTTATATCAAATGCTCTATCTGATATACCATTTGTTACTATATCTACAAACTTAGGAATAACAGGTACTGGTTTCCAATCTAGGTTTAAGTAAGACATATCACCATTTATAGATAATTCGTCTTTGTATTTTTGAACAGGTTGCTCTCCTCTAGAGTACAATCTTAGTCCATGGAAAGTATTTCTATTACTCTCAAATCTACTACCACTTCCTCCACTACCAGAAGTGAACCACTCACTCTCTATAGCTCTACCTATTAAGGTACCATATTTGAGTGATGCTTTCTCACGATCGCTAGCAATCTGGCTTGGAAAATAACTTGTTATTGGTAACTGAGCCATATTTATTGTTATATTATTTTAGAAAATGCACCATCATTAGTGTATCTTGCTATTTTTAAATCTAATTTAGGTCTTTGTATATTTTGATTAGGTCTATATAAGTTTCTGTTACAAGCCATTATAGCTAAACCAGAGCTAATAGCTGCATCAAACTTAGTTCGTTTATTTATATCAAAACCTGCCCAATCATTTAGTGTTTCCGTAAAGTACATGTCACCGTATTGTCCATCTGATTTTAACCCAACGTTTTTATCTATATAAGTCTCTATAGCAGCTGCGTGAGCTTGCTTTATGTCTTCACTGGAGTTTGGCATTCCACCTAGTTCCTTCTCAGTTATAGACAACTTATTCCAAAGTTTATCAGGTCTATTCATAGAATAGCCTCTATAACCTCTTCTCTTAAAATGATACAGTAGCCTTGGTTTATTATTCTCACAAAGTATTGGCATGCCATAAAATACGCAGGCCATTAATACATCTTCAAAAAACACCTCAGCTGTCTGTGGTCTAGCTATGTATTGTAAAAAGAAAGTGTTAGGAGGAGCATCTTCCATACTAAACTTGGTTAAACCATGTAAAGCTCCTTTAGAACCTCTACCGTCAGTTGTACCTGATATATCGTAGCTATCACACCCAAAAGCACCCATGTGTTCATTGCCTGGGAATTTAACTCCATTCTTCAATGTCTGACTATTTTGCAAGCTTGAATTTGGTATCCAAGAAACTTTAAACCTCCCATTTGGGTTTGGTGTAAAAACAACCCTAGAGTCTTTTATACCATTCTCCCACTGAAAACTACCAGTAGTTATAACGTTACTGTTTTTTAGATCTTCATTGTAATCAATTTGTTCGTATATCTTAACTANATTAAACAAACTGTTTTTTGTCTCATCTCTAAACGCGTGCTCTTCTGTTCTAGGGAATTGNCTGTANAATTCGTTTAAAGCATCTTGATCATNTCTNAAACCATCTGCTTCATTNTTCCAGTTCTCTATAACACCCATTTCTATAACATCACCATATGTATCTAGAACTTCTTCAGTAGGTGTGTCAAAAACAGGGTGACCGTATTCATCTATAAAACCCTCGTAATTCCATTCCATAGGTATAAACAAAGAGTACAAGCCAGATGCTGTTTGTCCATTTCTGTTTCTATTAGATGTATCTGAGCTATTGAATAACTTCTTAAAATTAGCACCTCCTTTATCTAAAGCATTTGATGTTGAACCCATCATACACTTACCTATAATTCTATTACCTAATCTTAGACAAGTTTTAGTAACTCGCCAGTTATTTAATATGTTGTCAGGTCTCTCCCATTTCCACTCTCGTCGTGTACTAGTAGTTTTAGTTTTTCTCCATCGTAGGAGTTATCACCTGTGTTTTTCCAGTCAATCGTTGTGTCGAGACCTTCGAGTTTTTCTGCTCCTTGTTTTGATTGTATTGACTTCCTTGTAAGTCTAGAGGCTGGGATTCTGTATGCGAGTTCTGTCTTTGGACGGTCCATTCCGTCTTGTATTGGTTTAAAGAAGAATGGATAGTTAACCGATATTGGTACAACTTTGTCCGTAAACATCTTCTTTGCATCGGATCCAGATTTTGACAGTATTCCAAATCTAGCATCTGAAGATATTGTTGCTTGGTTAACAGTCTCGCCGGAAGCCATAAAAGAAAATCCAGATCGTCTGTTCTTGAGGTAGGACATTCCATAACATCTTTTGTCTGCTTTGCAAGCTTCCCAGAATATAAAGAATAATCTGTTTGCTTCTCTAAAGTCTGGTTTCCCAACATCAATCTTGGACCACTGCAGGTACATAAAGTGAGTACCAGTAATGTAAGTAGCCACGCTTTTATTATTAAACCAATGGCCTTCGTCTCTTCTTCTGAATTG